CAAAAGAAATGGGAGGAGGCAGCGGACTTAAGTATTCTGCTAGCACAATCATTTATCTCGGAAAGAAAAAAGAGAAGGATGGAACAGATCTCATCGGAAACATTATCAAATGCGAGGCTAAGAAGTCTCGTTTGACACGTGAAGGTTCTAAGGTAGAGACTAGACTCTACTTCGATGCTAGAGGTTTGGAGAAGCACTATGGATTACTTGAGATTGGCGAGCGAGCAGGGTTGTGGAAAAATGTTGCTGGACGCTATGAGATTGGTGGAAAGAAAATCTATGCCAAAGCAATCCTTAAAGATCCCGAATCCTACTTCACCCAAGAAATCTTAGAGGCTATCGATACACAGGCACAGAAAGAATTCTTGTATGGCACCGATGACGACTGAAAAAATTGAACTATCAATTCTTAGGAATCTTCTGTTCAATGAACTGTTCTACCGTAAGGTAGTTCCTTTTGTTAAACCAGAATATTTTGAAGATCATCATGAAAGAATAATCTATGAAGAAGTATGGAACTTTGCTAGTAACTATGATACTGTCCCGACTTCGGAGGTTNTTATCATTAACCTCCAGGATCGTAAGGACATTACGGAGGAATCCTATTCCTTGGCGGTACAAACGCTCAAGTCGTTTGAAGACATCGCTGTCGAGCACAACTGGTTACTCGACACCACCGAGAAGTGGTGTAAAGACAGAGCAATCTATCTCGCCTTACTTGAATCGATCAAGATTGCTGATGGAGGTGAACAGGAAGTATCAAAGGACGCGATCCCCTCAATACTCCAAGAAGCCTTGGCAATATCGTTCGACGAACATGTAGGACACGATTACGTTGATAACGTTCAAGAACGTTATGACTACTATCAAATGAAGGAATATAAAACTCCATTTGATATCGAGAAGTTTAACATTGTAACTAAAGGTGGACTCTCTAACAAGACCTTGAACATTGCTCTCGCTGGTACTGGTGTTGGTAAGTCATTGTTTATGTGTCATATGGCAGCTGCTGCTTTACAGCAGGGAAAGAACGTTCTCTATATTACTATGGAGATGTCAGAAGAGAAGATTGCTGAACGTATTGATGCTAACTTACTAAACGTTAACATCAAAGATATTAGTCAAATTCCTGAGCAAATCTTTACTCAACGTGTCCAAGAGATTGGTAGAAAAACNCAAGGTCGTTTGATCATNAAAGAGTACCCTACTGCCTCTGCTCATTCTGGTCACTTCAAAGCACTATTGAGTGAANTGTCATTGAAGAAGTATTTCAAACCAGATATTATCTTNNTNGACTATCTAAATATCTGTGCTTCGTCCAGATACAAAGGACANATTGTNAATAGTTANACCTATGTTAAAGCAATTGCAGAAGAACTTAGGGGTCTCGCTGTTGANAANGACCTACCAGTCGTATCAGCAACTCAAACTACTAGGAGTGGTTTCGGTAATACTGACGTTGATATCACCGACACTTCTGAGTCNTTTGGTTTACCTGCCACAGCAGATTTTATGTTTGCTCTCATTAGTACCGAGGAGCTTGAACAGTCTGGCAGAATTATGGTTAAACAACTTAAGAATAGATACAACGACCTCACTTATTATAGACGTTTCACCGTGGGTATTGACAGACCGAAGATGAAGCTCTATAATGTTGAGGACTCAGACGCTGACAACATCCTCGATACAGAAGATGAAGATACGTTTGAAACATTTGAAGAAGAGTCTTCTAAACAAAACCGACTAAATAAATTTTCCCAATTTGTAATATGACCGTTAACTTTAATCGCTATGAAGAATTTGTGGCAGCAGTTACTTCAGAATGCTCTACAAACTTTGTTGATTTCGCTGACCGTATTGGTGCTCTNGATCGACAAGGTGCCAATATTGAGAGACTTCTTACTGCTGGNGTTGGAATTAATGCTGAGGGTGGTGAGTTCCTTGAGATCATTAAAAAAATGGTTTTCCAAGGCAAACCCTGGAACGAAGATAATCGTGAGCATCTTATCATTGAGTTGGGTGATGTCATGTGGTATGTTGCTCAAGCATGTATGGCACTAGAAGTGTCTTTCGATGAAGTTATCGAACGCAATGTCAAGAAACTTGAGAAGCGTTATCCTGGTGGTTCCTTTGAGATCCGCCGATCTGAAGTTCGCGCAGCAGGTGACCGATGACTGAACAACGACTGCTCTCTGAAGTAAACTTTATCCTATTCACCAAGGACTCTTGTGGTCCTTGTGGTCTGGTAAAGCGTTACTTCAACGCTCTCAAAGATGACCGCACTAAACTCATTCAGGAAGTTCAACTGGAAGACTTCAGTGATGAACCTATCCCTGAAGAGAACCTTGCCATTGCTAAAAAGTATGGTGTGACTGCTACTCCTGTCTTGATTGTTACTGATGGGGACGGTAACCTGCTTGAAACCTATTCCAGCGGTATGCCTATCACCCAGAATATCCGTAAGTTGTGGACTAAGTACGGTGTATAGTTTCTGGATCCACCTAGTAGCATTCTTCCAAGTGGTTGTGATGAACTGCATTCAACCTGTCAACTGGCAGTATTGTTACAGGGTGGACCAGTGGCTCTTGCCAGATCTGGTAGAAGGGTATAAGATATGGTCTGGAGAGACCCACCCCTACCAAAATGAAAAAAACTACCTTAAAGACCTACCTCCCTCTAAATAGTTAGACGGGGGGTCTTTTTATATGCCACAAGTAAGAGCTACCAAACCAAAGATTGCTGGGAAGTATCCTCTGCAAATCAAATATAACTCCCAGGCACTTAATTCTTTCTATCAGACTCAAGCAGAACGAGTCTCGAATACGATTGATATTAAGGATGTTGTTGAGAAGCATAATCTCTCTAGTAATGCAGAGACTCATGTTCAACCAGTTGATAATACAAATTCAACTGAGAAGATTAAGTCTGCATGGGGTGTAAAGATTACAATCCACCATGCAAAGCATAGAAATTCTATCCTCAATAAAATATACAATGCTCTAGAAAGCAAAGCAGATGAGATTATTCTAGAGTATCAAAATTTCTTTGCAATGAACCTCTTAAATGTTGTAGTTAGAGGGTTCAAACTGACTAGGAATACTATCTGGTCTCAGGGATCCAATAGTATTTTCCTGGAGTGCGATGTGTTTGATGATGATGGTAATGTCACTGAGACATTTTATCCATATGCAATTTTTGCTAAGGGAAATGTCAAAGATCAGGGAGATCCGCATGAACTGATGACTGGTGCTTTGATTGCTATGGGTAGTATCATTCCAGTCGCCAACATTAATACAAAGGATTTAGTTGATAGGAATGCTGCATTAGACAATATCACAAATCGAATTCATTCCTATCTTAGTGGTAGTTCTAAGATGGTTGGATGGAAAGAAGCAGAGAGAAAGTTGATCCCAGGTGATCATGTAAACCTTGCAAAGGCACTGTCTGTTTCTAACTATGTAAATTATTTGATGCAGAGAAACGCTGCTACTGTGGTTAAAGTCTATCAGACTGGTGCTGCATGGGATGCAGAGATTAGGCACCTTGAGGGTGGTGGTCCAGAGAAAGATCAACTGATTAAATCGTACAATTCTGCCGATCTGATAGTACATTTTGTAAAATCTAGGGTTAATTATTACTGGGGTCTTTCACTAAAGAAAAAGTCTGGAGCAAATGATGATCCAACCTTATTGAATAAACCATTGGTTGGTGAAGCTTCTAAGAGTGGTAAGCAAAAAGCAGGATATTTGTACTTAAAGGCACAAGGTAATGAGAAGCGAAACCTAATCAAGGCAGAAGATAATTTTTGGAAACAGGTATACATGGTCAAGAACGGACCAGCACCTGAGTTTCCTAGAGGTAAAAAATTTGGTGACAATGTAGAACCCACTAACTGGCCACCAGATAAACTACCAGTGAATTGGAAGCAAAGACTTGATAGTCAACTTGCAGACAATGAAAAGAATGCTGCTTTGACTGGTAGAGAGTTTAAAGGTGACAAGTATCCTACTAACTTTTTCTTTAAAGAGTTGGACATAGTGTTCAGACGAATCATGAGTGTTCCAGCAAACTTCAGAGAGTTTCTGGACCTTGCATTTAGATTTGACATTGATGATTATGTAAACAATCCACACTTCTATTTCAGTCTTATCACTGGAACTGGTGATCTTAAGAATGGAAAGATTGTTGTGTCTAAGGTTGAGGAGAA